ACTTGGTTTTCTCGATAAAGTTTATCTACTTTGTTATTTAAAGTTTCTATTTTTAATCTTAAGTTTAAAAATAAATTCATTTCTTTTTATTAGTGTCTTTCATCTTTTTAATTTCTAAATCACAATAGTGTTTTATTTTTTCTAGATCTTGTATACCACCTTTATATGGATAACGCATTACATATTTTATTATATTACCTTGAAAAAATGTAAGTTCATTTTTTGAAATAAATTCGTAAGGTTGAATGTGATAGTGTTGATAATGAGATCCGCCTATTTGCTTATCTTGCGGAAATGCATCTTTAAAGATATCTTTGTTTGTCATAAGTTGTAACCATTCCTTTCTTTTTTTGATTTTAATATATACAGGTTTTGTGCTGATCTGGTTACACCAACATACCAAACCCGATGTTCTTCGTCTTGCTTTTCTATACTACTTGCTATAGAATCTCTTATTTTTTTAGCATTATCTAACACTAAAACTACGTTGTCACATTCACCACCTTTGGCTGCATGAATAGTCGATACTTGAATTCTTGGTTCCTTAGATAATTTTTCGTCCATAGTCAGCATATTTCTAATATAGAAACATTCTGCTTGATCTGCATTAGTAAATACTTCATACCAAGGCAAACCTTTTTTAAAATTTAAATCTTCCATTTTAATATCTTGTCCTAAGTTTTCATTAAACTCTACGTTAAGATAATCAAATATATCTTTACAATCTGCTCTGTTAATACTTTCTCCTTTTGTAAGTCTTGTCCAGTTTAGAATAGTTCTAAACAACTTAGTATCAAAACTTTTACCAAACCTGTAATGATTGTAGTATAAATTAGATTCTTTTAATTTTTTACATATCTCTCCAACTCTATACGTTGTCCTAGCTAAAATTAACCATTGTCCTTGCTGCAAGTTCAAGTTATCTAAAGAGTAAATAGATTCTGTATAACCCTCTACAATTTTTTTAGTTTCTTTATTTATTTTTGGATGATATATTTTTTCTTTTCTAAGACCTTGTATTCTATTTATAATAACACTAGACATTTCTTGAACTACTTTTGGTATTCTTTCGGATTGATCTAAAATAGTTTCTTCTGCAGGTTCTGTAATAAATCTATTTACATCTGCACCAGCCCAAGCAAAAATAGCTTGGTCATCATCACCTGCTAGATACATATCTTCAGTACATTCTTTTAAAGCATCGTACATCTGCCATTGAACTGGAGCTAGATCCTGAGCTTCATCAATAAAAATAGCTTTAAACTTTGGAATAATCAATTTTTCCTTGTTTTTAGCCACTAATTTAGTAATCATATCGGTATAATCTACGAGGTTACTACCTGTTTTAAAGTCCATAAAATACTTATAGATGTGTTGCAAGATAGGAAAATCTATCTCACGACTCCATTCATTGGTATTAAACTCTTCTTCAATAGAAATGTCTTTGACTCTAGCCTTGTTTATTAATTTAAAATATTCATTGTCACAATCCAGGTAACAAATTTCATCACTCTCAGTAAAATAATTTACTCTAATACTTAGATCTGTACCAATCTGTTCATAGTGTTCTGGTTGCATCACACCATCTTCACTTAATCCTAAAGTGTGAAAAGCAAATGAATGTAAGGTTTGAAAATACTTTAAATCTTTTTTTTCTAAATGAGGATTATCTTTTAACATCCTACCTTGTGCTTCACCTGCAGCTTTTTTTGTAAATGCAAAGTAGCCTATTTGATTTAATGGTACTCCTTGTTTAATATATGAGTCTACAAATTTTAATAGTGTCCTTGTCTTACCTGTACCTGGTGGACCCAGTATTTTTTTAATCATTAAAATATATCTTTCTTGTTTTTAAATGGTATCTTTTCTGTTACAATCTCGCCTTCTTTATAATTACCTAAAGCAATCTCTACTACTTCTACAGGAGGATGATTAGTTTCTTCTCCATCTTTTTTAGGAAATCTTTTATTAACCGCAAACTTAGCATTAAACAAACGCATCATCATCTCACCTGTTTTAGATTTATTCTCTTTCCATTCTTTGTTTCGTAAACTATCAAAAAAACTTTTGTATTTAAAGTACATCATGTCTTCTTCTACAAGAGTTGCACCTGTTCTAAACGATGCGTAGTTTGTAGCTTGTGGACCATTAACGTATTCTCTTAGATACTCTTCTAATAATTCTTCTGGTGTTGTTCCTTTAGGTGGTGTCGTTGTTTCTTTAGGCGGAAACAACGTATCCATAACTTCTTGGAACTGATCACCTTTTATTTTAGGTGGAATAAAACCTGCAGCATTACCAATGATACCTCTAATCTCATCTTGATTTATTATTTGTTTAATGTTTTTTGCTCTGACTTGTCTAGTAGTTTCTCCATCTGGTAGTACTACATTAAAAGTATATTCTGGTTCTGGATATGCAATCTTAACTAATCCAGATAAAACAGGGTAGTGTGTTTTCTTATCTGACATATAACCAAAGGCTCTTTTTCTACATTCAGCTTTCATACATACACTATGTATAGGATCTTCATTGCAAGTGTGGCCTTTGTTAGTACCTTTTTTCCATGCTCTAATTTTCTCTTCTACTTTTTTATCTCCCCACTCATTGTCATAAATAAAATTATTTCTAGCAAACTCCAATAATTTTTTCTCCCAACTATCTGAATATTTTTTTTTAGCAAATACCATATAGTTATATAAAACTCTGTCTCTACCATCTTTTAGTTTACTTTGTGTCAATAACTGCAAACAAGGAGGGCCGTCGACTAAATCTTCAGCACCTCCCTGTAGCAGATTTTTCACATGGGCTAGTGAAAACTCTTCTAATTGTTGTTTTGTAAATCTATTTGCATTTACAACTTTTATAAATTCTTCGTATGAAAACTCAGTGCCATCTAAATTTAATGCAACTCTTTCTTTTTTATTAAAGTATGGAATGTTTATAAACTGTCCATCAATAGGGTTACCTTCAGAGTCTAAACCTAGTTCTGTTTGTTTAGGGTAGATCTCTATTCCTGGTTTAAGATCTAAACTATATAATAAATTTTCTAAACACTCTCTTGCAAAAGTAGCTTTAACTTTTTCTGCAAAAAACATATAGATGTGTAATCCACCACTTTTAGATTTAACTGGTACTACAGGTAATTTATGTTTAGCAATAGCTTCTAAATATTTTTGATAGGGAAAATTTGTATAGCTGTGTTCTTTGTCATCAATGTCGATTGCTCCAAAGCTAACCATACCTTCATCATCACAAGGTTGAATACCTATAGATGTTTTACCATTTAAATGGTCTATATAATCTTGATCTGTAATTTCTTTTTTGGCCCAAGTGTAAACTGTCTTGAGTTTACCTTCGTTGTTATGTTTGCTACTACCTATGTCTTTGATGTAGCCATAATTTCTTTCTAATCCGTTAAATATCTTTATAAAATCTTTTTCCATTGTAACCCATGTTTGTGTAAGTGGGGGCAATTGCTTGCCCCCACCAGAAAATTAAAAGTGTGCGCTAGTTTTTTCTGTAGTCGAAGCTGCGGTATCCCCATGCTTGACTTGAACGTCTCCTTTAGAGACACTTTCAGAAAAAGATTTAGCTTGGTTGTATACTGCTGCATCAGCAATAGGTCCAACCTTACTTATTTCCCAACCAAACCACGTACCTTTATCGTTCGATTGTTGAACAGTTTTTAGCTTGTATACATGACTAAAAGAAGCTGGAGTGTATAGTTTTCCATTTGCTCCTTTAAGATTTATACTAGCCATCATACTGTTCCACTTTCTACTAATCTTTAATTGCGTTGATTTCATGGCAATTAAAGCAGTCGATGGGCTTGCACCATTTACTATTACAAAATGGCTTGCAGTTCTCTCGATGTAATTACCGTTAGGTAATCTATCTTTAAACCCTGCATCTCTTGTAGTTTGAGACATGATATCGCTAGAAGAAGAGTGTATATTCACTGGTGCTCCAGCGCCTTCTCCTCTATCTTGCCACTCTATGTATTCTAACTTATAGTGACATGGAACGACATCCACTCCGGTTACTCCATCAAACAATTCTCCTGTAACAGAGTTGTAAATCATGCCAGGTTCTGCACCTTCAACATACTTACCATCTCTCTTATTTACCTCTGGAGATAATTGTCCTAGGATCTTAAGAAAAGGTAGGGCTAGATCATCATGACCTATATTACCCAATCCTTTATCTGCGTCAGCCTCAAAGAGGCTAGTAGACAATGCACCTGCAGCAGCTTTTTCAGCTACCGCAGACTTTTTAGTTGCGCCGTTGTCCGTGTTTCGTTTTTCATTACTCATGTTTATTTCCTCGTTATTTTGGTTCGGCTTCCTGCGAACACGTTAAATAGATCCGTGGGCATATCTTTTCCAGACTCGATACGCTCACGAACCAATGCTTTTAGGGTCATAGGTTCAACCTTTAATTTCTGGACAGGTTGATAACCTTTACCTTGCGCAAGGACAGCGTATTCCACTGCCTTGTTATCTTCGTTACGACCAAAGGAAACAGTAACCTCATTTTTAATAAGGTCACCCAAGCCGTTGTTTCGAAGCCAGTTAAATGCTTCTTCTTTTTTATCTGCTGTGATAGAAGCACCGTAGATAGGTTTCACTTCAACTGCGGAACCATCTGCTAATTTTAATGTTGATATGTTCATTTCCTGCATCATCGTAGGAATAACTTCACCAGAAATTAATTCTATATTCTTTTTTAATTTCTTAAGTTCGTCCTCTCTTGATGTCAACTCATCTTCTAAATTTTTTAATTTAGAAACTTGAGCAGATAACAAATGAGCATCATCTGTTTTGTTTATATCTTCTTGTTTGTCTTGTTCAAAATTAATTGACATATTGTTTTACCTTTTTACCTTTCATAATATCCTATATAATGCGTAATTTTTATTTGTCAAACATTATTTCTCCTCTTTCATATAAATCTATTTCAATAGGGTAATAAGTTTTTTCCTGTCTGTCCCATTTAAGTATGTTATATCTACCATTTGTAAGGTCTGCGACAATTGAGCACGCCACTCCAATTATGGCAGGATCTCCTGTTAATAACAAATAATCATCGGAAGTATAATTTTTTAAAAGTTTTCTTAGTTTAAACACTAAGGGACCTGGTGACAGAATAATTTGGGAAAATTCAGGCAACAATGTGACAATATCGCCATATTTTGACGCACCCATAATATTAAATTTAGGTTCGCCTTTACTTGTTCCTGGTAGTTCTTGAATAACGTAAACTTTATTTTCCATAACTTTCTATTTGACTTTCCTATATCATTAGAATACAAAAGTCAACAGAAAGAAGAATTATAATTATGAACTATAAATTTAAAACTAAGCCTTACGCACATCAATTAACTGCGTTAAAAAAATCTTGGGACAAAGAATGCTATGCTTATTTTATGGAAATGGGTACTGGTAAATCAAAAGTATTAATAGACAACATTGCTATGTTGTATGACAAAGGTAAAATAAATGGTGCTTTAATTGTAGCACCCAAAGGTGTAATTGGTACTTGGCATGCTAATGAATTACCTACACACTTGCCAACACACATTGATCATAACACAGTTCTTTGGCAAGCAAATATTACTAAGACTCAACAAACAAAACTAGATACCTTATTTGAAACAGGTGAAAACTTACACGTTCTTATTATGAATGTAGAATCTTTTAGTACTAACAAAGGTCTTAAATTTGCAGCTAAATTTTTAAGTTGTCATAGGACCCTAATGGCTATTGATGAATCTACTACTATTAAAAACCCAGAAGCTAAACGAACTAAGGCTATTGTTGCTTTAGGAAGAGAGGCAAAATTTAGACGTATTCTTACAGGATCTCCTGTAACAAAATCACCATTAGATCTTTACAAACAATGTGAATTTTTGGGTGATGAACTATTAGATTTTAGTTCTTACTACGCATTTAGAACTAGATATGCAATTATGAAATCTGCTAACTTTGGTGGCAGGTCTGTACAAATTGTAGTAGGTTATAAAAACCTTGGTGAACTGTCTGACAAACTAGAAAAATTTTCATACCGGGTGTTGAAAGAAGATTGTTTAGATCTTCCTGACTATACTTTTATGAAAAGAATTGTTCAACTAACTCCAGAGCAAAGAAAAGTTTATGATCAAATGAAACGAATTGCTTTGGCTTCTATGGATAACAAAATGATGACTACTTCAACTGTGTTAGTACAGTTGATGCGACTTCATCAAATTACTTGTGGTCACTTTACTGCAGATGATGGCACTGTTAAATTTATTAAGAACGAAAGAATTACAGCATTGATGGATATCCTTAAAGAAGTAGAAAACAAAGCTGTGATTTGGGCCCATTGGCGACATGATATTAAATCTATTATTGAAGCTGTTGAAAAAGAGTATGGTAAAGACTCTTATGTTACTTACTATGGAGACACACCTCAAGAAGATAGACAAGATAATATTAAAAAAATGCAGGATCCCAATAGTCCTGTTAGATTTTTAATTGGTACTACTGCAACAGGTGGTTATGGTATTACACTTACTGAAGCCAACACTATGATTTATTATTCTAATGGTTATGACCTTGAGAAAAGAACTCAAAGTGAAGCTAGAATAAACAGAGCAGGTCAAAAAAGAAAAATGACTTACATAGATATCCTTGCAGAAGATACTGTTGATGCAAAGATTGTAAAAGCTTTAAGAAAGAAAATGAATATAGCTAATGAAATTATGGCAGAGGATTTTAAAGAATGGATTTAATAATATTAAATGATGGCTTGTATCAACTGATACCTGTAACAAAACAAATAATGGAAGGTATAATCATAACAGCAGAAGTAGATTGTTTTGCTTTGTGTGATATTTTAAGACTTAAATTATCTGGCTATGCTGATACTTTAAACTTGCATATAATGAAAGATGGCTCTGGTTATTTTATGGGCTGCATGTGTAATTAAATATCCTGGAGACCTGTTTCACGATTAAGAAATTTGTATTCTATTTTTTGTATATTAAAATCTTCTTTTATTTTTTTACATATAGCTTCTACATCTAAATTACCGCAACTATAAACATCAAATTGCATTAACGCTGGATTAATTTCATCCCAAATATGCATTGCTATGTGCGATGTTTCAATAATTGCAACTGCAGTAATGCCTCTGTTACCTTCCATATGACAATACTTAACATAAGGACCCATAAATATTTTCATATTAATAGACTCTACAAATTCTTTCATCCATTCTATTAATTGTTCTTCGTCGGTTGGTGGAGTTACAGCTTCAGCGCGCACAATTAAGTGCTTGTGTACCAGTAAACTGTTTTTCATTGTAATGCTAAAGCAAAGATAACATAAGCCATACCACTGATTAAAGCGCCGACTGATACTAATAGAATACTTTCTACTCTATTAATTTGATGTTCTAATTTTAAAATTTTATCGTGAGTTTGTTTTTGCATTATTCTACAAAGTTTTTCGTGAGAATCTATTCTCTCTATTGCTGTATTTTTAGTAGCCATATGTGTTTATAATTCCTCCATTTGCCATTTGAGGTAATGGAAAGTATGTGTTAGCAAATTCTTCTATATTCATTCCTGTGCCTTCCTCTGCACCTGACTCTATAAACATTTTAGTTACCATAACCCGGTAGTTTGTATCACCACCAAGTTCAAAGTTTATTCTACCGCCTTCCGCATAGCCAAAAGGATTACCTACATTTGTTGGAGAACTTGATCCCCCACTGTCTGCTCCGCCACCTTTATTACTGTAGTCATTATTATTATTATTACTATAAGGTCCATAGTTTTTACCGCTGTTATCTATGTTAGAAAAATTTCCAGATCCAGTATTTCCGCCACCACCGCCATTATTGTTGCTAGTATCTACATAACTATTTTCATTTGCATCTACACTAGTATCTGCGATTGTTGAATAATCAATAGTAGATTTATTTTTAAAAGGATTACCTATATTAGAAATAACATCTTTCCAATTTTTTCCTGTAAAAGTTCCTGCTATATATCCTTCTTTATAAGGTAGGTTCGTTAAATTTTTTGGTTCTCCAAAACCTAACGCCTCTAGTGCGTAAGCAAACGCAGGTTTAATATTTAGTCCTGCATGATTAATATTTTTACCATCAATGGTCTGATAGATTCCTGAAGTTGCATTTTTATATCCTGTAACTTCTGTTGGTTTAAAAGATCCTGTCATCTCTGCACCGGGGTACATGTTTTC